CGAATAGTCTTGGTGGTTGTTCTGGTACTGTGACCGTTATTCACAGTAGTGCGAACCTGGATATTTCCAGAACTTGTAGTTCTGGCAGTAGAGTTAATACGAACTCTTATTGTTTTACCCATACGCGTACCTCCTTTCATAATCTCGTACCTCCCTGTGGTATGACGAACGGACGTTCACCACAATATATAGTATAGCAGAAGGGGATAAATAAAGTCAATGATAAATTTAGGAAAAGTTTTGCAAAGTGAAAGAAGAAAACAGAAATTGTCACAGCAGAAGCTTGCTGACATGGCCGGAGTAACCAAAAGAGCGATTGCTTACTGGGAAAATGGTACAAAAAGTATGAGTGTAGAAAGTGCAGATAAAGTATTCAAAGCGCTTCATGTTACTGTAAAGATAGGTGAACTATAGTTCACTAATCGATCATTTAGTGAAAGAAGGGGTGAAATGTATATATACATAAAGGCATTACCAGGAAAAGAAGTTTATGCAATATGGGGATATGAGTATTACAGAACAAAAGTGCAGTCTGTTGAAATCTTAGAAGATGGATCGGTTTGTTATATGATTTATGATCCTGATTCAGAATCATGTGCGAGTGGTTATGTAGATGATGAGTTTTATTTAACCGAAGAAGAAGCCAGGAAATACTGCGAAGATAGCGTGGCAATGGCGAAAACGGCGGCAACATAGGCCGTGCGCGAGTAGCCATGTAAGACCATTTTGGCGACGTCAACAATATGGTAGAGGAGGAGTGAATCATGGTTGATAACACAAGCTGCAAGTTAAGAGGTTGCAATAAGTGCGACGAGTATAGGAAGCAATGTGATGATTTAATGCAGGAAAATGAGGCATTGCGGATGATTCTGGCAGAAATACGCGAAGATTTGGAAGATATACAAGCAGACCTGAAAAATATGCGTGACTGGAATAATGCTTTTGAGAGGATCAGGAGGGTATTGGAGTGAGAAGAGACAATATTCCACCGGGATACATAAGCCCGAAGGAAATACAGGCCGCCCAGCGGTACTACCGGATCGGCCGCAACGTAATGGTACATACCTACAAGGCTCAAGGTATAGATGCTATGGGACACACCGGAGAGGCGCACCGAGGGAAAATCGTGGCAAAGTATAAGTACTTTGCGCTGGTGAGGCTGCCGAGTGGCGTGTTGGATAGTGTGCTATTGCCGGACCTGGTTTTACAGATGCGGCAGCGAAAGAATCCGGGGAGCAATCCCCGGAAATAAAAAACCGAAAGAAAGAACATATGTGCGAGAAAATGAAAAAGCGGTGGATATCCGGGAAGATATGCGCCACCGCTTAGCTATTGCCTGAGTATATTATAACCGACTCAGGCGTGATAAATCAACTGGAAAATCATACCATGAGGAGGATTATAATATGCAGACAGCGATTAATACAGATAATTTTGTAATGACAGTAATGGAAACACTAATGGCAAGTATGGACATGTGGGCGGAGCAGGAAAGACTTAACCAGGTTAAGGCGGCGCTCTACATGAATCTGATGGACAAGACAATCCTGGCTGACGATCACGCCGGCCGGCAGCTTCCGACGGAATATATCGACGATACGCCGCGTGTGGTGGAAATGTGGCTCAGGTGTATGCAGTTGGAGAAAAGAACCGCCGGAACGATTGAGAACTACCGCGGGGAACTGAAGAACTTTTTTGAGTGGTCCCGAAAGCATTATGCGGATATTACAACCAATGATGTACGGGCATACCTTTCGTGGCGGCAGATTGTAAAGCATAACAGTGATTCGACGATCAATAATAAGTATCATGCTTTGCAATCCTTCTACCGCTGGATCATGTCAGAGGATTTGATTGAGGACGGCGGGAGCCTGGCAAGGAAGCCAAAAAAGAATCCCATGGACAAGATCAATAAGGTTAAGACGGAGAAGAAGATACGTACCGTACTGACAGACGAGCAGGCGGAGATAATCCGGTGCGATTGTAAGACAGTGCGCGATAGGGCCGTTGTAGAGGTCCTGATAGCCACAGGAATGCGAGTAAGTGAGCTTGTAGGGCTTGACCTTAACGACATTGATATCCGCTCCGGGAAGTGCATCATATATGGCAAAGGACGCAAAGAACGGCCTGCATTCTTTACGCCGCGGGCGCTGGTGCATTTGGAGGCGTATTTGGAGGAACGCAGGCAGATCACAGATTGCGAACCGGCGCTATTTCTTAATTTCCGCCGGAAGGGCGGGATATATACACGGCTCAGTGACGATAGTATAAGGCATATGCTTAACGCTATCGCGGATTCTGATAAGCGCCTTACCGGCCTTAATCTCCACCCACATATGTTCCGGGCATACCTTGCGACATATATGTACAGGCATGGCGCGTCAATTAAGGATATCCAGCGGATTCTCGGCCATAGCAATATTAATACAACGACGGAGTGTTACATTATCGACGATGATGATTCCATGCAACAGGTGCATGAGTTATTCGCAGCATAGGGAGGTATTTATGGATAAGAGCATATTACGGCAGTGTGCAAGCCTTCTCACGGAAATAGAGGGGGAAGAAAAAAGAATACAGGATTTAGAATCCGAAATACAGGCAATGCCACCCAGGCACAGAGAGGTAAGCGACGTTGTCACAAAAGGTAAACGAGGGAGGAAACCTCTGGGGAGGTGTGTTATTCACGGAAATAAAGACAATACACTTATTAACCGAAAGCGAGTTAAGGTACGCGAAAGAAAGGCAAAAAAAGAATTGCATGTGGCAGAACTCGACAGCATGGTGATAGATGCGGAGGAATACATATACTCTCTTCAGGATAGTGAATTGAGGAATATATTATTATTTTATTGCATCGACCGGAAAAGCTGGAAAGAGGTAGCTGATGCCATGGGAGAAGGATACACGGCAGAAACTTGCAGACAAAAATTTTCAAGATTTATGCGTGAAAAGTAAATTGTCACGTTTGTCACACCCAAATGTGTTATAATTTAAAATGAGAAAAGTGTATCAATAAAACACAACCCTGACACGCTTTTTCGGCAAGGTCTAAAAGTACACCCTTAATAGACCTTTCAAAAACAATAAGGGCAATACCGGAGACGATCCGGTATTATGTGGAGCATACCATCAATGGCAGATGGACATTCGCCGACCATAGGAAGGTAATGTGTCCCGGTTCGATTCCGGGTGATCCGCTTTTTCTTTCATTTTTTGTTCCTTCTTGTAAAAGGCATCCGGCGCCAAACGGGTGCCTTTATTTTATACAGAATAGAGGTGACACCATGGCAAGAGCGCCAGATCAGAGAGTGCAACAGGCAGAAGCAATGTTCCTTGCCGGAAAGAAATTAGTGGAGATTTCAAAGCAGCTAGGGATACCGGAAGGGACAGTACGGCGCTGGAAATCAACATATAAGTGGGGAAGCGAACGTTCGGAAAAGAAAAGCGAGCGTTCGGAAAACAAACGCGAACACTCAGAAAAAAAGGCGAACGTTCGGAAAGAAGAAAAGAAAGCTGTTGCTGAAGAAGTGATACAGGTGTTAGAGAATCCTAACCTGACCGACAAGCAGCGGCTTTTCTGCATCCGGTATGTGAGATGCTTCAACGCAACGAGATCATACCAGAAAGCGTATAACAGCAGTTACGAGACGGCAATGGTCGAAGGGTGCAAACTACTAAGAAATCCAAAGGTCAGGGCGGAAATCACGCGGCTTAAGCAGGACCGGCTAAACCGGGAAATGCTTGACGAACACGATATTTTCCAGAAGTACATGGACATTGCATTTTCTGACATTACCGATTATGTGGAGTTTGGCAGAGAGGAAATACAGGCCATGGGAGCGTTCGGCCCCATACAGGTTGAGGACCCGGCAACCGGGAAAAAAGTTCCGCTCATGAAAACTGTTAACAGCGTTCGTTTCCGTGAATCCGATGTGGTTGACGGAACGATCATAACGGAGGTTAAGCAGGGGCGGGACGGAGCCAGTATAAAGCTAGCGGACCGTATGAAGGCTCTGGAATGGCTTGCTGACCACATGGACCTTGCGACGCCAGAACAGCGGGCAAGGATTGACCATATACAGGCTCAAACTGGAAAGATTATGAGGGAGAGCGCAAGCGGAGATGGCGACGGCGTGGAGGTGATAAACGATGCACCGCAAGCAGATCAGGATATCAGAGACGATCATACCGAAATATCTTCCGCTGTTTAACGA